GACCCTCGGATGTGATCGAGAACAGCTGGCCGACAGTGCCGGTCGTGAATTCAGGCGTACTGGACGTCAGAGTGATATTCCCAGTCAAGGCACTGGGCGTCAGCGTGTGTTCCTCGACATTCTCCGGCCCGAACGGTCCGTTGGTCGGTTCGTACTTCGAGACACCCCAGGACGTCTCGCCCCTTCGCTCGATCCGCCTCGGCTCAACACCTTCGCACGCGACAAACAGGACGTCGGCAGACTGGTCGTACCGTATGTCGTCGAGGTTTCCTGCAGCCCACGGTGTCGCCAGTACCATGTCGCCGGCAGAAGCGATCACGATCGAGTCTATGGACACCTCCCGTACCTCATGGGAGTGCAGCCTGATCCAGAACCCGCCGGTCGGCGTGAACGCCAGCGAGTGCGTTCCTGTCCCAAGATAGACCTCGTCGAAGTACTCTGACCCGCCTTGGGTGGACCCGACCTGTACGGCGATCGGACCCTTCGAGATGACGATATTGAGCGCGTGGACGGTCCCTGCCTCGTTGCAGGACACCTGCTGGTCGAGCCTCGCCTCCGCAGTCCCGTTGGAGGTGAATACCGCATACCCCGGCGCGCTCCACGCGACAGACCCGCCTGCCTCTGAACTGTCAGTCCAGCCGGCCAGATCTGTCGTAAACAGTCCGTTCGTGATAACCGCAGTAACGGTCGGACGCGTGACCACCTCGTCGTCAATAATGACGCGCATGTAGCCTGGCGTCAGTTCGATGATCGCCGTCTCGTCGAGGGAAAATATGAACGGTATGATGCGCGCAGACGCGTCGCCGTAGGTCGAGTCGAGGTACGCCATGCCAGGCCTGAGACTCATCGGACCCAGCACACGCGGGATCCAGTTGGTCATCGTCTCGGCAGAGATGGCAACCCGCTCCTGGTCGACACGACCGAGCGTCAGCCGGCTGATCCGACCTCGGTTGAACTGGTGCAGTATCTGCCGTAGTCTTTTCATGTTAAAAGGCCCGCTCGAACCGCACCCTAGCCGGGAGGAGGAGGAGACGGTTCAGTTGCGGTCGAGGGGCCACTACCCTGTAAAGTTTCCCCGCACCTTATCCCTTCTGATCCCCTGCCCGCGGGACCGTACCCAGGATCCTTCGGCGGGGAACCTCGTCGGCAGCGCCATCGCTGCACGGTTTAACGCCTGCTTCAACATCTTCTGCGAATATGAGTACACAAGCTCGGTCTTCTTCTGGTCACCGGTCACCTTGAGTACGATCTTTGACGCGAAGTACGCCTCCACGAACTCGGTGAACGACTCGGGCCAGATGCCGAGGTTGTTCCCGTAGTCATTGTGGTTGCTCACGTACTTTACGTAGATCGGGGTCGCGTCCGCGTACCAGAACCCGCTCTCGTCCACGTACCGAACGAGGGGCGAGTTGAAGTACTCGTCTGACGCTAGCGCGCTCGTCAGCACCCAGTCGGTCGGCTTGCTGAACGCATACGCGTACCCGAACGCTGGATCCTCGTCGGGGTCGTAGTCGAACATCACCGAACGCATGGCGAAGTGCCACTGACCACGCTCGAGGCACCGGTTGACGCCGTTACGGTCCCAGACATTGTCCAACAGTCGCCTCGGCTCGCGGTTCTCGGAGAGGTCGGCCAGATGCCGCTCGCCGCATAACTCAAGCGCACCGTTGTAAATGTCCAGTTTCGTCGTCATAGGTTCCTCGACGCAGCCTGTGCCTTCTCATGCTCGCGCATCCAGGTTGAAGCTTCCTCTCGGGTGAGCAGCTGCTTCTTTATATAGGCGCCGTCGGCCTTGCGGATGACCACCCACTTGTTGTGCGGTCCCTTCCAGGCGCACTCGTACAGTTCGGAATCGGGGAGCGGTGCCGGCGTGTTCAGGATGTGATGCTCCAGAACTTTAACTTTCGCCCACAGGCGCGTCGCCTGCAGCACCATGCACCGTGCGAACCACGAACCCTCGTCCGATATCACGCGGACCTCGTCGTAGTTCGACGTGAACCGCTCGGCGCACAACGACCAGAAGTCGGGGTTCTCCAGATCACGGACGGTGACGTCCTCGGTCACGTAGAGATCCCACATCGCGTGACCCGTCTCGGACGGACGCATACGACCTGACTGGACTGGTTGCGCGTATCGGACCTCTTCCTTACGTTCTGCAGCTGCCATGTTTCCTCCTCACGGAATATGGTTGGGGGGCGTAAAAGCCCCCCTGGTTTTAGATCGACGTACCTCGCGTGGTGCTGAGATAGCCAGCCGTGCCTGCCGATACCGAAACGGCACCGGAGGTGGTGTTGACCACGGTCACGGGGTGAATGGACATGATCACGGACGATCCAGCGCTGGTGAACTGCGTTGCGATCACAAGATCGCCGGGACGCATCCCCAGGTTGTAACCGTCAGCGAAGAACCCAGTCGCCGTGAGGTCGGTGGTCTTGTTGGTCGAGCAGTAGTACCAGATCTGCCCACCCTGAACATTGGGTGAACTCGGTGCCGTGCTGAGACCCGTCGAGGTCGGCTGACCATACAGAGCGCCGCCGGAAACCAGCCGAGGCGGGTTACGGAGCGAAGAAGCCGCAGTAGTGCCTGAATATGCCATCTCAAATCCTCCTTAAGCGTAGGCACTGCCGTCAGCAGTGATTTTCACAACACCAGACGCCTGCAGCATCTTGGCACCCATGTACACGGAGCAACGCGACCAGCTGTACGCCTGCTCTTCGTCGTAACCGACCGGAGCCTCGATGCCACCCGTGTTGACCGCATGTCCCATTGCGGACTTGTGGTACATGAAGCTGATCTCGGAACTGGTCCCCTTGCCTGGCAGGTTCGGGTGTTCGATGATCAGACAGTTGCGCCACTTGTACGCCATCGGACGATCGCGCCAGCTTGGATCCTCGCCGGCATACGCTCGGACATTGACGTAGTCGGCAGAGGTGAACTCCGGTGCCTGCTCGAGATATGCCAGGTATGCAGGCTGGCAAAGCAGGGTGATGTTGGAGTCCCATGGTACGCTTGCGTTGGAAAGCTTCACGCGGCCATTCTGGAACAGCGACACGCTCGGCAACGTACTGGATGAACCGATGGTTACCGTGGCGTTGTCATTCATCTCGGTGATGATGACATCGTCGATCTTCCGGTTGATAACAGCCATCGTGGTCTGCTGCATGATAGAGCGCTGAGCGCCCTGGCTGGCGAACACGTTGAAACCGGTCTTGCGCACAAGGTCGTGCCACTCGTACAGGTTACAGGTGTTCTGGGTGTTGGAATCCGGTCGAGCCGGGATAGTACCGTTTACGCCCCTCGTTACCGCTTCGGCATTCCCGCTGCCGGCGACCAAGAAGATAGCCTGGTTGCCTTTGATGACAGCTTCGGTCGTGACGGTTTCGCGCAGAAGCGACTGCCGCTGCTCGAACGAGGCGATAAATTCCTGCCGGTACTGAATCTGGAATGCAGTATCTGACATTGTTTCATCTCCCAATTAAAAAGGTCACACGACCATCGCATCGGGGTAGCCATCAATGTCCTGCTGCCAGGGTAGCCTTTGTGGGGGCTGGCTCAGACCTTGTCGGGGCCTAGCTTCTGGTTCCGGTTTGAATTATAAGACATCCTTATGTCAAAAATCCTTGACATTACGATGCCTTGGCTCTTTCCTCCAGTTTCATCTTGATCTCGATCAGTTCGCGATAGCGGGCCTGCATTTTCTCGTCCTTGTCGTACTCGGACCTCTTGGTGCGGATCACCTTCTCGATGCCAGCCATCTCCTCGTCCACCCCGCGCATCGGGTCTCCACCACCCGCGATCACGGTGCCGGCGGGATCCAGTTCCAGATCGATCGCGAGCAGGCCGCGCAGGATGTCGGCGTTGTTGAACACCGCGGTCCCGTCCGGCAGGCGCGCATTCATAAGCGCCTCACGCGACGCCTCGGGGATCTTGGTCAGCAGGTTGGCGATACGGTTCTTGTACCCCTTGGTCTGCGGACCCCACTCCTCCTCCAGTTCGTTCAGCGTCGAGATGCGCTGCTCCTCGTCCAGGTCGATGCGAGCCTGGGCCTGCTTCTCCCTGTTCTCAAGGTAGTAGTCGATCGTCGCCTGCACCTGCCCTGGCGTCATGTTCGACGCGTGCGCCTTCGCCAGGAACTCGTCCACGAACGGCTTGTCCTCCTCCCCGACTACCCTGCCCGACTCCAGCTTCAGGTCGTACCCGCTGACCTTGTCGGGTATGCCCATCTGCTTGCGGTACTCTGCGATCTCCTTCTCGTCAGCCTTGTCGGACAGTTTCGGGACCAGATCACCTGAACGGATCTTCCGCTGAGCGGCGATCAGTGCCTCACCGACAGCCTCGGGACTCTGGTATCGACCGAACTGCTTCAGGAGTTTTTCGTCACCTTTGGATAGTCTGTCTCGCCAGTCATCCGGCCAGGCTCCCTTCGGTTCTTCAGGTGGTTGAGCAGCTTCACCGCTTGCACCATCATCACCAGCGTCGCTATCAGCGCTACCACCATCGTCAGTCTTGCCGCTATCAGCATCTCCACCGGACCCCTCCTCAGTAACACCAAAGAACAAACAGAACTTCAGCAGTTCAATCAGGATATTCATTCTC